GACCTAGCCAATTACAAGACGGTGAGAGAGATGAATCTACCATCTTCAACATTGAATAAAGAACTTGACAAGCAAATCGCAAGAATTGTTGTTAAGAATGGCGATGTGTTAGATGATATTGTTGATGAAATTGACAGTTCAGATGCATTAGCGAGACCAGAAGTGGATGTACCAGGAATAACAGAATAATATGCGTATTCCTAGTTCGTCCATAAAACTTAAATAAATACTAGTATTAGAGTAAACACTTTAATACTAAAAAACACTCCAAAGGAGGATACTATGACTGCAATAGACCAAGAAGCAGGAACCACAGCGATAGAAGAAGCCACTGAGACTTCGGCTGAAATTGAAACTCAGGCAGAAAGAACTTTTAGTCAGGATGAAGTTGACGCAATTGTAAAAGCAAGATTGGCAAAACAATCTAAGAAATACGATGACATCAATGTAACTGAGTATCGTTCACTTAAAGCAGAACAAGAAAGCAAGAAACTAGAAGAACAGAAGAATAGAGGAGAATTTGAGCAAATATTATCTGAACAAAAATCAGATTATGATGCCAAATTGGAATCAGTTAAGGCAAAACTTCACAGTGTTCAAGTTGATGGAGCCCTATTAAAGGCCGCGGGTGGCAGAAATGCTGTGAGCCCAGAGCAAGTTGCAACATTGTTGCGAAATAGAGTAACATTAACAGACGAAGGTGAAGTTCATGTACTTGATGACAAAGGAGGGGTTATGTATGATAAAAAGACAGCCGCACCAACAACTGTTGAATCGTTAGTTAATGATTTCTTAGATGCGTCACCACATTTCTTAAGAGCAGGACCGCAAGGTTCTGGTTCTATAGGTTCAGTGGGAGAATCAACAACAAAAGAAGCAGTAGACATATCCAACTTGGATATGACTAAGCCAGAAGACAGATTAATCTATAAAGAAATGATGTCATCTGGTAAATTATTATAAACTTATAAAGGAGTCATACAATGGCAAACGAAGCATATCTATCGGGTATCAATTTAGATGAATTGATGGTCAATACAAAAGCCGCAACAGTGTACGCGGCACAAGAAAACAGTCTGTACCTATCAGGTGGAATCGTTCCTATGGTAAATGTACCAGCAGGTTCAATGAAAGCACAAGTACCAGTTATGGGTGCAGTAACGGCATCAGTTATATCATCAGAAGCATCAACAGGTGTTGATTTAGATTCTAAAGTTATGACAGACGCACAAAATCACATCTCATTAAATCTTCACGCGGCACGCAGTGTTGTTAGAGATTTAGGTGGTGTATCAACAGCAGAAATAGGGCGTATCTTAGGTAACGCAGTAGCGAAATCAGTAGACACAACTGTAACTTCAGCAATGGGTTCATTAACAGAGCAAGAAATCACATCAGGTTCATTAGACCTTGCTGAGATTTTCGCGGCTGTAGCAACAATCCGTGGTGCTGGCGAAGGTGGCGAATTATTCGGTATCGTATCAACAGACGCTTACGCGGCTCTTATGGGCGATGTAGGTGGTTCAGCATTCGCTGGTGGTGATTTTCAAACAGCGGCTATGAGAAATGGTTTCTTCGGCAAGATTGCTGGTGTTAACTGTTTCGTATCTTCATACTTGAACAACACGCAAATCGCAGGAACACACAATCCTAAGATGGCTATCTTCTCTGGCGATGCTATGAGAGGCGCAATCTCTGGTGGTGTTAATGTAGAAGTTGAGCGTAGAGCAGCCGCAGTTGGTTTTGATGTTGTAGCATCAGCAGCCTTCGGTTGTGCGACTATTGACGCAACTCGTGGTGTTCTAATCATTGACGAATCATAATCCACAGTAGGACTATAATGAATGATGTGGGGGTTCGCTCCCACATCCTTAACAAAGGAGAATAACATATGGCAAATTACGCAACAGATAGTGATATCATAGATATAGTTCCAGACATCTTTGAGCATGGTGTGGCTTCTTTCACAAATGAGTTAACTAAAGCAACAGACACAGTTAACAAAAGACTGAAAGCGGATTGGTGGTCAGGTCATCCACAGAACTTTGATGACACAAAACTAAACGATGCACAATGGACAGAAGTAACTGTATACGCGGCATTAGCCTACTTTATCCTCCCTAGATTAAGTTCATTTCGTCCGGAAGATATCTTTATGGGTATGTCAGCATTCTATAGGGACCGCTATGAGGAGACTTATATGCGAGAACTTGAAACTGGCGTTGACTATGACACAGATGGTGATTCATCTTATGAAGATTCAGAAAAGACTTATACAAAGATGGATAGATTAACAAGATGAGTATCCGAGAAGACATCATTAAAGATATTGTACTGAAGTTGAATAACATCAATACAGTAAAAATGGGTGCTGTAACTCGGGAGCCTATGTTTCGTGACCAAACTGAGTTCTATGGATTAGCAAGAACAAACTTCCCACATGTTATTGTGACTGCCGGCAACGAAAGTCGCAATGATTTAACTATGGGTGGTTCAAGTATTATCAGAGAGGGTCTTATGACTGTTGAGATAGTTTCATTCGTTAAAGCGAGTGATAAAACTATTGACACAACAATTAACGACTTGATTGAGGCAATTGAAGAAATACTTGATGCTGATAGAACCAGAGGTGGCAAAGCAAAGGACACTCAACTTAAAGAAATCATTATGGGTGATAATTTAGAACATCCATATGGTACTTTCACATTAAATGTAGAAGTTAAATATATTTTCACAAGAGGAGCAACATAATGAAAAATGTTAAAATGGTAACCCCATGGGGCGAGATTAAAACTCGTATCCCAGAAAAAGATATTCCTTATCATATGAAAAATGGTTGGGAGTTGGTCGAAAAGAAAATTCAGGATAATCCTGTAAAGAAGAAGTCTGCTAAACCACAAGTTGAAACAGACACATTAACCCCTAATGAAGGAGAAGAATAATGGCAAGAGTAACTAAAGCCGGTATCGGTGGTGCTGTAAAAGTAGCCGTAGTCCCTGCGTCAGGTGATCCAGTATACCAAACAATTGCAGAAATGCGTTCTTGGTCTGTTGAAGAATCTGCGGACACTGTTGAAGACACAAATATGGGTTCAAGTGGAGTTCGTTCATACAAAACAACACTTAAAACTTGGACTGGTTCAGCAGATGTCTATATGGCATTTGATTTAGATGAAACTGCAACACCAGATGATTTGGATGAGCAGTTCACTGAAACAGAAGGCGGAATCGCATTATCAATTGGAACAGAATATCTATTCAAGTTCTATGTTGATGATGGTGATGACAGTTGGCAGTCATATGATGGTACAGGTATTGTAACTGGTATCAGTCGTTCAGTGGCATTTGATGGGATGGCAGAAATGTCACTTACCATTCAAGGCAACTCAGCGTTGACATAAGAAAAAAGCGAAATCCACGATGAGCGTGACAATGGAACTTAAAGGTGGTGACACCCTAAAGCAAAGGCTAAAGAAGGACTTACGAAAGTTAACTCTTCAAATGGCTGATGATTATAGGGATGCCCTAGAGGATAAAACACCTAAGTTGTCAGGTCATGCTAGTCGTGGATGGCGTATTAAAAAGCGTAAAGATGACGCTAAGATAACAAACAAAGTGCCTTATATCGGAAGACTTGAAAACGGTTGGAGTAGTAAAGCAAAGAATGGTATTACTAAAGAAGCGAAAGCAGTGGTTCAAGCAAAAAGAGAAAGAGGCGAATATAAAATGAATAAGAGAAGGAAATAACTATGACAGTATTAAGCAAGGCGAAACAGCATTTCAAAGAGATTGCGAATCAAGGTACAGCACATATTGATATCCCAGAATGGGATACAGTTGTGTATTGGAACATTGGCGGTCTTAACTTTGCACAACAAAGCAAGGTGATTGAATTACAACAGAGTGGCAAATCAGCAGAAGCACTAGTTGAAATGATGATAATGAGGGCGCAAGATTCCGAAGGAAAACGCATGTTCAAGTTAGCAGAAAAGACTGAGATTATGCGAGAAGTTGACCCGAATGTGATTCTTAAGGTAGTAACAGCAATGGGTGATTCAGACACAGAAGTAGATGGAGACCCAGTAAAAAATTAACAGAGGACCGTGAGTTACTTGTCTTATTTCATTTAGCCCACGAATTAAAAAAGTCCGTTGTTGAAGTTATGCAAATGCCAGCGATTGAAGTCGCATATTGGACAGCATACTTTGATGTCATAAGGAGAGAACATGAGCGACATGAATTTAATCATCAAAGCAACGGACCAGGCAAGCACGGCCCTAAAAAATATTAATGGCAATGTTGACAAACTAGACAGCAAAGTCAAGGGAGCAAATAGCAAATGGGGTGGCATGAAAACTGCTATCGGTGCCGCGGCAATAGCCGCTGGTGCCTTTGGTGCTATTAAGATTGTCGGTGATAAGATTAACGACATGGATGCATTGGCTAAATCAGCCAGAGCCGCAGGTGCCGCATCATCAGGCGAAGCATTCAAAGGATTCCAAGTATTAGGTCAAGCGATGGACGAAGCGGGTATTAGCACCGCAACATATGAAAGAGCCCTATTACAAACAAGTACCAGATTACAACAAGGTACAGAAGGACAGAAGTCCTTTCAGAAAATAACAGATAAACTCGGTGAGAGCATTAAGACCTCAAACGGCGAATTAAAGTCGGGTCCAGATTTGCTTATTGCTATGACGAATGCCCTAAATGCGGGCACCATATCAACCGAAGAGTTCTCAAAAGTTGTCGGTGGTAAAGCAGGACCTGAGATAGCCGCCCAGTTCGCCTCGTTAAACACATCAGCAGAAGACTTACAAGCAACGCTTGATGATGTAGCCGCGAACTCCAATATCGTTGATTTAGATGCTGCCAATAATGCTGAAGCATTCAACGACACAGTAGGTAGATTGAAAAACTCATTTGGTCAGTTATTCACCGACGCCCTAACACCATTAATGCCAGTTCTGGCAGATTTAGCAGAAAACATATTAGCCGCTATGCCAGGTGTTATAGACACTATATCTACTGCGTTAGAAAAGATGCAACCATTATGGGATATTATCGGTGTTTTATTTACGGATGTTATTGTTCCTATTCTTGGGACTCTATTTGATATCCTAGGCAAAGTATTAGATGCGATAATGCCTCTCTATGAGAAAGCACTTCCTAAGTTAAAGACAGCGATTGAAACAGTTAAAGATGTTATACAAACGATTGTAGATAAGATAACAGGTGCTATCACAGCCATTAAAGACTTCAAGGATAATGTAACCGAGATGGCATCAGGCGTAACAGACAAAGTTAAAGGTATGGCTGATAAAGTCACCGGTAAATTTGATGAGATGACTGGTGGAATGGTGAGTAAAACTAAAGATGCTGTACAAGGTGTTTTAGGTTGGTTCAATAAAGGTAAAGATGAAGCCGTTGATAACTCTATTATTCCAGATATGGTGAATGCTATCCTAGGATGGTTCGATATTCAAAAAGAGGGCATGATTGAGAAGACAAGAGATGCTGTAAATGGTACTCTGACAGAATACGACAGAATGAATGCTCACTTTGATAAAAATCAAGCAGTGATGACAGTATCAACTCCTTTAACTCTTACTAAAGCAACAAGAGGACTAAAAGAGTATGGCAAGACATTAGATGAAGCCAATGAAAACCAAGAGATAAACCGTATCATTATGGAATCTTTAGAAAGAGATTATAACAATGGCACATCATCTATTATGGAAACAGCGGCTGCTATGGAACATTTCGGTATACAATCACAGTCAGCGATTGGTGTAGCGGCATCAACAGCAAGTGCAATACAATCAGGATTCCAAGGAATGGCTGGTAGTATTGGTGACACATTCTATGATATGTTCAGTGGTGTAACAAGTGTTATGGACGGACTAAAGAGTATCGCTGGTATGGTATTCCAGATGGTTGCTAAAGCAATCATTCAAACAATGATTGTTAAACCATTGATGGCTATGATGGGTATTCCTATGTTCGCACAAGGTGGATTAGCCGCAGGTGGTAACCCGGCGATTGTTGGTGAGAATGGACCAGAGTTAATTGTACCATCAAGCAACACAAGAGTATTCTCAAACAGTCAAACACAGGGTATGTTAAATACTGGTAGAAGTGATGAAGGACCATTAACAGTTAACTTTAACTTGAATGCTGTATCAACAAGAGATGGTGTTGAGTTCTTAATAGAAAACAAAAATACAATTACAAGTGTTATCCAAGAAGCCTATCAAACAAGAGGCAGAAACGGACCACTAGGTTAGGAGAATTAAATGGCTATAACAAATTATGATTTAACAATTGATAGTACTGATGCAAGTGATAGAGAGTTCCCAACGACAGTTAAACCATCAAAGATTAGTGTTTCAATAGAACAACCAACACTTACATCAACAACAAATGCGTTAACAACACAAAGAAGAACATTAGGCGCACATAGAATACAATTAGAGTATACTTATCCGCCAATGGATGCTGATGAGATGCAACCATTTATTGGATTCTTTAACGCTATGCAAGGACAAACAAAAGCATTCAAGTTAAATGTACCAAAAGAGTTAATTAACGATTCAACACACATAGCAGACACAGCCACACATAATGTTTTGATTGAAAATGGTTCGCCACATAATTCAACTGGTGCTGTTGGTCAAAGAGTGATTAGAGTTGATAACTTTGGTAACAATCTTACAACAGCAATTAAAGCCGGTAACTTCATACAGTTCAGCAACCATGATAAGATTTATGTGGTAGCGGCAGATGGAGGTAGTGATGGTGATGGAGATTGCTTGATTAGATTTGAGCCGGGACTTCTTACAGCCATCACTGCCTCACATGACCTAAATAACTTTGACGAGGACATACCACTTCACGCAATATTCGCCAGTTCAACAATTGAATTTGATGTCAATAGTGCGTTATTGTATGGCTTTAAGATTAACTTTGTAGAGCAATGGACGAACTAAGATGGCAGGCAGAGGATTTAATAGCACAGCAAAAGCAGAGAGTGTTAAGAGTTTCAACTCAATAGCAACTCTAGTTGAGGTAGTAGTAGACCCTAGTAACCCAAATTACTTAACAGACTTTGCTAGAGATGTCTCACATGATTCAAAGACATTTGTTTCAGCACAAGGCATGTTAAGTGTTAGTTCTATCGCAGAAAACAATAGTAACGGTATTGAAACCGTATCTTTATCACTATCTGCTGTTCCAGAAGAATTCGTAAACCTTTTCTTAGATTTCTCTTATATTGATAGACCAGTTAAGATTCATAAAGCGTTCTTAGACGCCGATGGAGCGGTTCTAGGCAACTCTATGCTTATCTTTGATGGTCGCATAGACAAACCTGTTATTAAACACGACTTTGACGGTCAAACAGCAACAATTGGTATTACAGCAAGTTCACACTGGGCAAACTTTGAGAGAAAGAGTGGTCGCTTCAGTAACGATGCTCATCAACAAACATACTTTAGTGGTGATGATTGCTTTAAGTTCGCCATTGATTATGAAAAAGAAATTGTATGGGGACAAGAAGATTAATGAGTACAACACTCACATATGAAAAACTTTGTGTTAGAGACACCAAAGATGTGATTGAATTGTGTAGGACTTGGTGGTATCAGACTAAGTTTTTTGAGAATACAGATATGCAATTTGAGACACAAGAAGTATATTGGTGGAATTTGTTTCAATCAGGTGTGATGATGGGTACTGTAGGAAGAAACGAAGATAAAGAATTAAAGAGTTGTTATGTAGCAATGAAACAACCATATATGTTCAATCATTCTTTTCATAGTGCGTCAGAGATTGTATGGTGTATTGACACTGAATATAGAACAGGTAGAAACTTAATACAGTTATTAAATGAAATAGAAGCATGTAACGAACACGAACAAACAGCATTCTATAACCTTAATCTTCCAGTATTAGAAGACACCGAAAGACTAGTAACGAAATTAGAATCAAGGGCTTTCTTCAAACAAGATATGTCAATGATTAAACAAACAAATTTGGAGAAGCAAGATGGCTAAAATAGTAGCGGCAGTCATAGGCGCAGTTGCAAGTGGATTTGTTGCTATTGGTGTTTCAGCCGCAGTAGCAACAGTAGTAGCAACAGTAGTTGTTGGAGTAGTAGCGGCCGCTGGTGCAGTCGCAATCGCAAACAAACTTGCGAAATCAATGACACCTGATTTAGGTAGTGCCGCTGAATTTGGTGCCCAAGGCGCACAAGGTATTATGGTCAATAAGACTGGTTCGTCACAACCATTACCAGTCATTTATGGTCTAACAAGAACAGGTGGTATTAGAGTATTTGCTCACACAGAAGGAACAGTTGGTGATTATGAGAACGCATATCTTCATCTTGTATTTGCAATTGGTGAAGGTGAGATGAATAAATGTTCAGAGATATTCTTTGACGGTGTATCAGCAGGTACTTGCTCATCAGCAGGTGCAACAGATCCAGGTAGTTGGTCTATCTCTTCTCCTTGGAGTGGCAAAGTCAATATGTATTTTAGACCAGGCACAGACAGCCAATCAGCGATTAGTGCCTTGACAAGCAAAGCATCTTGGACAGACCCTAGATTTAGAGGTATCGCATACGCATATCTAAGACTAGAATATGACGAAGATGTATGGAAGAATGGATTACCAGAAGTAACATTTAATGTTGAAGGCAAGAAAGTGCCAGCAACAAGTGATGGAACAACTCTAGGTTATTCAGATAATCCAGCAAGATGTGTATTAGATTATCTTACAAATACTCGTTATGGTAAAGGTATCGCACCAGCAGATTTAGATTTAACATCATTTGCGGCTGCTGAAACATACTGTAACACAAAAGGTTTTCATACAAGAGGAAATGTATCAACAAACGGAACAATTCACGCAAACTTGATTGACATACTTTCATCTTGTCGTGGATATCTTGCTTTTGGTAACAAGTACAGAATGTTAATTGACCAAGCAAGTAGTGAAACACCATTTGAGATAACAAAAGATAATATTATAGGAAACATTGATTATGTCCTAGGAGATAAAACAACAATGTTCAATAAGATGACTGCTAAGTTCTTAGATGAATCAACAGAATATAAAGATAACATTAAAGTCTTGGCGAGTTCATCACTTAAAACAAAAGACAATGGCATGGACTTAGAAGCAGAGATACCTATGCCATTCACAAAGACAGCAAGTGTCGTTAATCAAATATTAACAGAAGAAATTAACCAATCCAGACAATCACATATGATTCAATTAAAATGTACTGTAGATGCTATAGACTTACAAGTTGGTGACTTAGTAAATGTAACAAACGAAACATTTGGTATAACACAGAAAACATTTAGAGTATTAAAT